TCCACAACCTTCGCTCCCACTAATGGGACGTTTAAAAATACTGAGTTCTAAATGCAAAAAACATTCCCAGCTACCTACCCCAATCGCTCCATTCGTCGGGCTCTTCGTCAAGGAAAACAGCTACCCACTGAGTGGCGCATCTTCTTTGCTCAGAACACTGAGTACGCAGAGTTGGTTCGTACCAATCGGATGTCCTGATGATGATGGGTCAATCACCCATTGAAGTCTACCCAGCCTTTGTCAAGCGCCTGTTCGTAAACAGAAGCACTGACCTGGATGGCCTGCTTCATGCAGCTGTAGGTTTATCCACAGAGAGTGGTGAATGCCTTGATGTTGTAAAGAAGACATGGGCATTCAACAAACCACTCGACACACACAAGCTGACCCATGAGGCCGGAGACACCCTGTTCTACCTACAGGCACTCTGCAATCTCTTGGGTATCACCATCAACCAACTAGCAACCCTCAACATGCAGAAGCTATCAGCTCGTTACCCAGATGGGTACAACGACAAGGATGCCTCTCTGCGCCGTGACAACATTACATGACAACAAAGTACGAACCATCTCTCCGAGCACAAGTAATTACCCGCCGAACATACAACCGGCCGATGCCTGAAGGTGGCTTTGAATCTTGGGAACAAACAGTTGACCGAGTTATCCACCATCAGGCATGGCTATGGTCGCGGTCTATCGAGATGCACCCATGCGAAATGGACAAGCCTTGGGATGAGTTAGAAGAACTCCGTCAGCTAATGCTTGACCGTAAGGTGTTGACTTCTGGTCGCACTCTGTGGCTCGGTGGTACTGACGTTGCCAAGAAGCGGGAAGCCTCTCAGTTCAACTGCTCGTTCACCCACATTGAAACCGTGATGGACTGTGTAGATGCGCTGTGGCTGCTGCTTCAGGGATGCGGTGTGGGCTTCCGTCCCATCATTGGGCAGCTCACAGGCTACCAGAAACCCATCACTGACCTTGAAGTCATCCGAAGTGTTCGCACTGAAAAGGGTGGCAATGAAAACAACAGTGAGACCTTTGAGAATGGCGTCTGGACAATCAAAGTTGGTGACTCCGCTGAGGCATGGGCCAAGAGCATCGGTAAGCTGGTCGCTCATAAGTTTCCCGCCGATAAACTTGTACTCGATTTCTCCGAGATACGACCAGCTGGTGAACGCCTCGCTGGCTACGGCTGGATCAGCTCAGGAGATGCCTCACTTGCTGCTGCCTACACTGCCATCCATTCCATCCTGAATCGCCGTGCTGGGTCTCTCCTGACCCGTATGGATATTCTGGACTTGGTCAACTGGATGGGCACTGTGTTGTCCTCCCGTAGGTCAGCAGAGATTGCACTGTTTGAGTACGGTGAAGAAGAGTGGGCTGAGTTTGCCACTGCAAAGGACCAGTTCTGGGTGAAGAATCCACAACGGGCACAGAGCAACAACTCCCTGCTGTTCAAGACCAAACCAACTGTGGCTGCCCTTGAGGGAATCTTCAAGCTGATGGTGGACTCTGGTGGCTCTGAGCCTGGGTTCATCAACGGTGAAGCTGCCACCAAGCGTGCCCCGTGGTTCAAGGGTGTGAATCCTTGTGCAGAAATTCTGCTTGGAAACAAGAGCTTCTGTAACCTGACCGAGGTGGACTTGCACAAGTTCCACGGTGACTCAGCTGGCCTTCGCCGTGCTGTTCACTTGGCTGCTCGTGCCAACTACCGACAGACATGCGTCAACCTTCGGGATGGTGTATTGCAAGAGGCATGGCATTTGAACAATGACTTCCTCCGTCTGTGTGGTGTTGGCCTGACTGGTATTGCAACACGCCCTGACTTGAAGTCTTATGACTACTCAGAGCTTCAGCGTACTGCTGTTGCCGCTGCGTATGCAATGGCTGATGAGTTGGGCACACCCCGTCCAAAGAACGTGACCACAGTCAAGCCAAGTGGAACCTTGTCAAAGATTATGGATACCACTGAAGGTGTTCATAAGCCCCTTGGAAAGTACGTTCTCAACAACGTGGTGTTCTCCAAGTTTGATTTGGTTGTGCCGAAGCTGCGTGCTGCTGGCTACCGGGTGTTCGATCATCCCTTTGATGCTGCGTCTGTGCTGGCTACTCTTCCTGTGAAATGGGAGACAGTTCAGTTTGACAAGGTCAATGGTGTTGAGGTGAACCTGGAGTCAGCAGTGGACCAGCTGGAACGCTACAAGATGTTGATGCTCTCGTGGTGTCAACAGAATGTCTCAGCAACCATCAGCTATGACGCATCGGAAGTTCCTGCAATCGTTGCATGGCTGTATGAGAACTGGGACAACTACGTTGGTGTCTCGTTCTTGTTCCGCAATGACCCAACAAAGACAGCAGCTGACCTTGGCTACCCCTACTTGCCTCAAGAGGTGGTGACCAAAGCTGTCTTCGATGAGTACCAATCACGCATAGTTCCTTTTGAGCTGGACGAGACCACCGTGTCCGACACCTTGGATGATGACTGTGCCAGTGGTGCTTGTCCGATTCGATAACGAACACTGAGCTTGCACTCAGCAACGAACTTGTAAGTGGATAACCACACGGGGATAAGCAAGTCACATTGACCATTCGACGCACCGGGCTACTCCCCGGTCGAAGCGGAGGTAATTCCCCAACCAAACACCAACCCAACAGTCTCCACGAGAGGCGAGAAAGAACCAACATGAAGATAGCTTTATTCGACTTAGAGACCGATGGCTTGCTTGAGCAAGTAACCAAGGTCCATGTGATGGCGGTGCGCTGCCTCGCTACAGGCACGCTGCGCGTTTTTCGGCAGCATCAAATGGCTGAGGGTCTGATCTACCTCTCTACCTTTGACCAGCTCGTAGGGCACAACATCATCAAGTACGACATGCCTGTACTGGCAAAGCTGTATGGCTACACACGCCACTGGTCTGTGTGTAGGGACACTATGGTTCTCTCTCGCCTCGTCTGGGCAGACATCGTTGCTTTTGATTTAGAGCAGCGTAAGAAGCCAGAGGTATTCTTTCCTGGACAACTCACTGGGCGCTACTCGTTGGAAGCCTGGGGTCACCGCATGGGAAACCATAAGGCTGGCTACGAGGGGGACCCCCTGATTGAGGACCCCAAGATTCGCAAGGCTACCAAGTGGGACCACTGGAATCAGGCAATGGAAGATTACTGTGAGCAGGACTTGAGTGTCACTGAATCACTGTGGAATCGAATCATTGCCAAGGATTGGGCTGAGGGCTCTGTCACTCTGGAGATGCAAGTGGCTCACATCTGTGCCCGACAAGAACGCTACGGCTTCCTGTTCGATCAGGCAGCTGCTGCATCCCTGTATGGGACGCTGGTCCAGCGCAAGATGGTTATTGAGAAGGACCTTCAAGAAGTCTTCAAGCCGATGGAGATGAAAGATGGTCCTGTATTTGTACCAAAGCGGGACAACAAGACTCTCGGTTACTTCAAGGGTGTTGGAGTCCAGAAGATGAAGACTGTGACATTCAACCCCGGCTCTCGCCAGCACATTGCGTTCTGGTTGAAGGCACTTCGTGGTTGGGTCCCCACTGAGTTCACTGATGATGGCTCTGCCAAAGTTGATGAGTCAGTTATCAACAAGCTCCCTTATCCAGAAGCACAGCCCCTCAAGGAATACCTCATGGTAGCCAAGAGAATCGGGCAGATTGCTGAGGGGAAGGAAGCATGGTTGAAGAACGTGGGTCCAGATAAACGGATGCACGGTTCAGTCAACACGATGGGTACTGTCACTGGGCGCATGAGCCACTCTGGTCCAAACATGGGACAGGTCCCTGCGGCCTACTCTCCCTACGGACCAGAGTGCCGTGCGTTATTCATCGTCCCACAAGGTAAACAGTTGGTTGGGTGTGATGCTGCTGCATTGGAACTGCGTGACCTCGCGGGTTACATGGCTCACTATGACAACGGTGCATACATCCAGGTTGTTCTCAACGGGGACAAGAAGCTGGGCACTGATATTCACAGCACCAATGCGAAGGCTCTAGGGTTAGACCCAAAGGCCCTTTACTTTGGTGGTGAGTCTGGTCGTGACCTTGCCAAGACTTGGTTCTACGCCTTCATCTACGGTGCTGGTGATGAGAAGCTGGGCAGTGTACTGCTGGGCCTAAAGGGTCCCAAAGCTGTGAAGCGGGGCAAGCAAGCACGCTCTGACTTCCTGTCCAACCTACCCGGCATGGGTGAGCTGGTCAAGGCAGTCAAAGCCCGAGCCAAGGAACAAAAATGGCTCAAGGGTTTAGATGGTCGTCGCATCTCCGTGCGCTCTGACCATGCAGCTCTCAACACTTTGCTTCAGTCAGCTGGTGCAGTGCAGATGAAACGTGCCTTGTGCATTCTTGATGATGACCTTCAACTTACTGGCTTGGTCCCCGGTACTCACTACGAGTTTGTAGCAAACGTCCATGACGAATATCAGATAGAGGTTAATGATGAACTTGTTGAAACAGTTGGTCCAATGGCTGAAGCAGCCATACGCAAAGCAGGAGAGTTTTACAACTTCCGATGTCCCCTTGCTGGGGAATGGAAGAGTGGGCGAAATTGGTATGCGACCCATTGATGCTATTGACATTGGTTTGTCAGACAAGCTCGATGGACTCATCAGTCTCGCCTACATGGATGGTGTTTATATCCAGAGCAACTATGCAAGAACCTGTCCTGAAGTCTTAGCCTGTGCTGCCAGCATGGGCTTGGTAACTACAGAGAATCCTGATGGTAGCTATGGGCGCATCTGGCGTCCAACCCATGAGGGCTACCTTTGGCTGAAAGCTAGTCATGCAGATGTTTGACCTGATTCCCCTGTGGGCTAAGTACCTCATGGTGGGTGCTGTCCTCTCAGGGCTTGCTGCCCTCGGGTGGCAGGCCAAGGCTGTCCTTGATGAGCGTACTGCCCTGCTACTGACTGTGTCTGCTCAGGCTATGCAGCTCACTGAGGCCACCAAGGTCCAGACAGTTACCACCACCGTCCTCTCTTCCCGTGTGCAGTCCTCTGCCGCAATCAAAACGAAAGCAAAAGATGTTGAAGTTGAAATCATTAAACGTATCCCTGTTGATGCTGGCGGCTGCCACCTCAGTAGCGATTGGCGGCTGCTCCACGATGCAGCCACAGCCCCTGCTGAAGTACCCACAGCCCCCCGAGGAACTGATGATCAAACCGTCACCCCTCAACAAGCTGCCCTTACTGTCGCCAGTAACTATGCTGTCTGTCTCGACAATGCCGACCGCCTTGACAAGCTCCAGCTTTGGATTGGTGGGGTAAGTAGATGAGCAAGATGAAACGAATGCTTGATGACATGCCCAGTGAACAAGCAGCTGGTGTGATTGACCTGTACTCAGCAGAGCTTTACGAGTGTCACCGCTTGTTGGACTTTGCGGGTATCCCAAAGACTGGCTTTGACGAACAGCTGTCCATCTCACAGCGGGTCTCCCATGCTGTGGGGCTGCTGCTCAATAAGCGGCTCTATGCAGCACACCCTGCTGGTTGATGCTGACATCGTGGCCTTCAAGTTTGCAGCCAAAGGACAGCGAAAGTATGCCTTTGGTATTGCAGTTGATGACCTCGATACGGTAACACCCAAGGTGGATGAATGGCTGGCTGAACTCAAGGAGGACCTAAAGGCTACCGACTTGATCATCTGCCTGTCCTCTCCGTCTGCCGAGGGTTGGCGCAAAGATGTTCTCCCCAGCTACAAGGAAAACCGAACTGATGTGGAAAAGCCTGTACTCCTGATGGCCCTCAAGGACCACATGGAGAACAACTATCCCTCATATCGGAAGCCCCGGCTGGAGGCTGATGACATCATGGGCATCCTGTCCACCCACCACACACTGATTCCCGGTAAACGGACCATTGTGTCGGAGGACAAGGACATGAAGACCATCCCCGGCTGGCTCTTCAATCCTGCAAAGGATTCCAAGCCACGGCTTATCAGCGAAACAGAGGCTGACCACTGGCACATGTACCAAACCATTGTGGGTGATACCACTGATGGCTACAAAGGTTGTCCAGGTGCTGGCCCTGTGAAGGCTGACAAGACCCTACTGTGGGCAGAGAACGATGGTGTAGATGTTTGGTCTCTCATTGTTGGGCTGTTCATGGAGAAGGGATTGACAGAAGAGGATGCACTGGTTCAGGCCCGTGTCTCTCGTATCTGTCGTTCCTCTGACTATGACTTCAAAACACAACAGGTAATTTTATGGAACCCTATCCAACCCAGCTCGACCTCTTTGCAGGAATGAAAGAGCCAGCAAGTAGACGAGTTGACATGACTGCTCCCTCTGCTCTGCAAGTACAGGTCAGCGGAGACCACTACAAGAAACTCAAGATTCAGCCAATCGAATACATCCATGCAAATGAGATTCCTTTTGCTGAGGGCTGTGTCATCAAGTACGTTTCTCGCTGGCGTACCAAAGGGGGCCTAAAGGATTTGGAGAAGGCACGGCATTTCATTGATTTGCTCATGCATCTTGAGGTCAAATCACAATAAGAATCAAGGACTTAGGTGAGTTATCCACAGATATTCAGCATCTAAAACCCTATCCTCGCTCTAAGTGCCTCCCTCTCCCCCATCTAGAAGATAACTAAAGGTGTCTTCTAGCTAACCAAAAGAATCCTATACACATGTGCTTCCCCTCTACTCCCCCTCCAGCTCCTCCAGTTGCACCTATCGCCCCTCTTGAGCCGCCAAAGCCAATGGCGCTGGCTGACAACATGAGTGGTCGCAGGGCTGGTGGTATCTCGCAACTGCGTATTGCATCCCAATCGGTGCAAGCTGCGGCTCCTTCTGACATCACCATTGCTGGAAGCAAGGCCCCAACACTATGACCATCAAGTCTGAGTACGCTCGTCTGTCCTCAGACCGGGCTCCCTACCTCCAACGAGCAAGAGAGTGTTCTAAATACACACTTCCTTGGCTCGTTCCAAACCAAGGTGCAACAGGTGCTACGCGGTTGAGAGTAACTTACTCCAGCTTCGGGGCACGCTGTGTCAACAGTCTTTCCAACAAGCTCCTCCTCGCTCTCTTCCCTCCTCGACAGGCCTTCTTTAAGCTCTCTGTCACAAAGGAGATGGAAGACAAGCTGGGTGGTCCGAAGATGAAGGCAGACATTGACAAGGCCCTTGGCTCCATTGAAGACATGGTGCTGACTGAAATCAATACCACACCAACCCGTACCCCTGCTGGCGAGGCTGTAAAGCATCTCCTGGTCGCTGGTAATGCGTTGGTGTACCTACAGCCTGAAGGTGGTCTTAAAGTTTTCCCTCTCAGCAGCTTCGTTATCCGACGAGACAAAGCTGGTAACCCTCTGACCATCATCGTGGAAGAGAAGGTTGCCCTTATTGCATTGCCAAAAGCAACACGCACTGAGGTCGAGGCAAAGCTCAAAGCCAAGAAGCGTTCTGATGAGAACCTTGAGGATGGCTTGTGTATCTACACAGTGATCACCCGTGATGGTGACAGCGTATTTGGTGAAGACCAAGAGATTGAAGAGACCTCTGCACAGGACAAGTCCGAGGGTAATTGGGTCGTCCGTCAGGAAGTAGAAGGCATTGAGATTGAAACCTCAGCTGGCTCTTACCCTGTGGATGCCTGCCCTTGGCTCCCCCTGCGTTGGATTCCTGATTCAACAGGTCCCTATGGCCGTGGTCTCGTAGAAGATTACCTTGGACATCTTGTCAGCCTTGAGTCGCTTTCAGCTTCTCTTGTCAAAGCTACGGCTGTTGCATCAAAGATTGTTTTCCTTCGTAATCCGAACGGGACCACGAAAGCCAGCAAGCTCACTCAAGCTGAAACTGGTGCTGTCATTGACGGCAAGGTGGATGACATTGCTGTCCTCCAAGTTGGTAAGCAAGTTGACCTCGCTACTGCACGGCAGATGACACAAGACCTGAAGGAGGAGCTGGCTTTTGCCTTTGCCCTGAATCAGGCTGTGCAGCGCAATGCAGAGCGAGTCACTGCTGAAGAGATTCGTTACATGGCACAAGAGCTTGACTCCACCTTGGGTGGGAACTACTCAACCCTGTCAATGGACTTTCAGCTTCCCTACTTGCGCCGCTTGATGGTTCAGATGGAGAAAGCCAAGAAGCTCCCCGTACTCCCTAAAGGTTCCATTCGTCCAGTCATCGTGACTGGGTTGGACGCACTGGGCCGAGGAGCTGACTTGGATAACCTACGAGCCCTCGTCAAGGATGTTGTGGACCTTGGTGGCCCTGAAGCCTTGAAGACCTACCTGAACTTCGATGACCTACTCAAGCGTCTTACAACCTCCCGTGGTATCACCACTGATGGCTTGATCAAGACAGCAGAGGAAGTCGCAGCTGCACAGCAACAAGCACAGATGAGCCAGATGGCACAACAGCTTGGCCCCAATGCAATCAATGCAGCTGGTGGCGTACTGAAGCAGTCTATGGCTGGTCAACAACAGGCAGCAGCAGCTCCACCAACACAGTAACCCTATGGCAAACGCAATTCCAATCCATGAGCCCGAGGTAGCCCCAAAGGTTACCAAGGCCAAACCAACGCCTCCACCTCCTGTACCTACAGCTGGTGAGAGGTTTGTACGAACTGATAATTAATGGCACTTGAATCTGAAGTACCCCTGTCCACTCACGATGCAGCAATGATCGCTAAGGTGGATGGGAACTCAGCTGCTCTGGCTCCCGTAGTCAAAGAAGCAGCTGCCCCAGGTTCATCTACAGCACGACCCGAAGGTATCCCTGAGAAATTCTGGGATGCTGATAAGGGTGTGGTCAAGGTAGATGACCTCGCAAAGTCTTACTCTGAACTTGAAAAGTCTCGCGGTGTTCCAGCTGTCCCAGTAGTTGATGCTGCTGCACAGGCTGCTTCCGAAGCGGCTGGCGCTGCTGGTGCTGGTGTTGACTTTGCCGCACTCACTGCTGAGTTTGCTGCTGATGGGAAACTGTCTGAAGCACGCTATGCAGAGCTGGCAGCCAAAGGAAACCCAAGGCATGTTGTCGATGCGTTCATCGCTGGACAAGCAGCCACAGCCCGAGTCGCTGAGTTTGAACAACAGGCAGCTGTCTCTGAAGCTCATTCCCACGCTGGTGGTGAAGAAGCCTTCAAGAGCATGTTGTCCTGGGCCGCTGTCAATTTGAATGCTGCCGATCAAGCAGCCTTTGATACAGCTGTCATGGGCAACCCAGCTTCCCGAAAGCAAGCTATAGGTTCCCTCAAGGCTCAATACACCGCAGCTCGGGGTAATGATCCACGCTTGATTGCTGGTGATGGTAAGGGTGATGGAACGCTGGCGTTTCAATCCCGAGCTGAAGTCACTGCTGCCATGCGAGACCCTCGCTACAAGGTTGACCCTGCTTATCGTGCTGGTGTTGAGCGCCGTGTTGGCGCAATGTCAGTCTTCTAAACCCACAACCAGTTCCCTCGTCTATCCGTTGACGCACTTTAGCCGCCCCGAGGGGTGACAACTTTAGCAGCCACACAGAGAAACTTTACGAACTACAAGCTGCTCATCTCTGAGCAATCTCTCCCCTCCTCTTTTATAGAAAGCCACACATAAATGGCAAACGCTACCACCCTAAACATTGGTCAAGTAAATGGCTCTGGCCTGACCGATGCTCTGTTCCTCAAGGTTTTCTCTGGCGAAGTCCTGACTGCCTTTGAGACTGCCTCTGTCACCCGTGACAAGCACTTCGTTCGCACCATCAGCTCCGGCAAGAGTGCTTCGTTCCCTGCCACTTGGAAAGTAACTGGCGGCTATCACACTCCCGGTGCTGAAATCGTCGGTCAGGTGTCCAACGTCAATGAGCGTGTTATCACTATTGATGACTTGCTG